AGGCGTCAAAATCCGCATATGTCGCGCTTAAAGTCATCATCGAGGAATTGAAATCTGATGGCTAAAGGCGAGCGCATGGATGAGGAGGAGATCAAAGCCCTCCTTGCTATGGAAATCCAAAGCTCGGTCTCGTTCACCGAATCCGAACTGTCGGGCCAGCGCGCGCGTGCATTGGAATATTATCGCGGCGTGATGACCGACACGCCGGCAGCGAACAACCGCTCATCTGTCGTCTCCCGCGATGTGGCCGATACGATCGGCTGGATGCTTCCTGGCATCATTCGCGTGTTCTCTGCCTCTGACAGGATGGCGGAATACGAGCCGTATGGCCCCAATGATGAGGAGTTCGCCAAGCAGGCGACCGACTATTGCAATTACGTCTTCTGGAAGGACAACAACGGCTATCGCGTTCTTTGGGATGCCACGCATGACAGCCTGCTTCTCGGCAATGGAATTGTAAAGCACTGGTGGGACGACAAGGAGGAATGCGAATATTCCGAACTGTCTGGGCTCACGGCTGAGCAGATCGCCATCCTCCAGGCCGCCCAAGGCGTTGAGGTAACAGCTCAGAAGGCCGGCGAGCCCCAGGTGGTGATGATGCAAGATCCTGCCACTGGGCAGATGGTCGAGCAGCAAATCCCCGTGTTCGACGTGAAGATGAAGCGCGTCACGCGGTCGGGGCGCCTCAGGATCGAGTGTATCGCAGGCGAGGATTTCCTCAAGGATCGCGATTCGATCGACATCGAGGACGCGCGCTTCACGGCTCACAGGGATGAAGTTACCCGTTCCGATCTCATCGAGATGGGCTTTGACCAGGAAGTTGTCGATGAACTCCCAGCCTACCGTCATTCCGGGCTTCAGGAAGAGCGCCAGGCGCGCGATCCGAACTTCGATGTAACATCGGACACCCAGGATAAGGCAATGCAGCTCATCGAGCTGTATGAGTGCTACCTGAAGGTTGATGTTGACGGTGACGGGATAGCCGAGACCATCCGGGCTTTCTATGCTGGTTCTGGTGGATCGGGGCAGTTGCTCGATTGGGAAATCTGGGACGATGATGTCCCGTTCTCGGATATTCCCTGTGAGCCGGTTCCCCATCGTTGGGATGCGCGTTCCGTTGCCGACGAGACGATGGACACACAGCGCGTCAAGACGGTGCTAACGCGTCAGTTCCTCGATAACCTCTATTGGGTGAACAATCCGCTGACATGGGCAGAGGACGGCAGCGTTCTCAATCCTGAAATGATGAAGGCGCCCGTGTTTGGCGGGACGGTATGGCTGAAGAAGGGCACGCAAGCCCCGCCGACACCGCTGGCCATCCCGTTCATCGGCGACAAGGCCCTGATGGGCCTGGAGCATTTCGACCAGGTGACGGAGAAGCGCACTGGCGTCTCCCGTTCGACCATGGCTCTCGACCCCGAGACGCTTCAGAACCAGTCGGCAACCGCCAATCAGAACCAGAAGGATGCATCTTACTCCCAGGTGGAATTGATCGCGCGCAACATGGCCGAATTGGGCTGGAAGCGCGTGTTCAAGATGGTCCTTCGGCTTTTGGTAAAGCACCAGGACCGCCCGAGAACCATTCGCATCCGGGACAAGTGGGTCGATATGGACCCGCGCTTCTGGAACACCAACATGGATGTCACGATCAACGTTGGGCTTGGAACAGGCTCGCGTGACCGTGACATGGCGATGTTGAACAACATCCTCACTACCCAAACGATGTTGACAGGCCAACTTGCTCAGACCGGCTTCGCCAACGATGCCCTGGACATGCTCCCCAAGATCATCAAGACCGCGACGAAACTGGCCGAGTCCTCAGGCATCCGAAACCCGGACGAGTTCTACATCCAGATCGATGAGAGCAAGCTTGCTCAGATGAAAGAGCAGGCCGCTCAGCCTAAGGTTGACCCGGCTCTGCAACTCGAACAGGCCAAGGTCCAGGCTCAAATGCAGCTTGAGCAGGCCAAGATGCAGATGTCCTCCCAGCTTGAGCAGGAAAAGGCACAGGCCGCCGTCCAAAAAGAGCAGGCACAGATGCAGGCCGATCTTCAGGTGAAGATGGCCGAGATGCAGAAGAACGCCGAGACCGACGCGCAAAAGCAGCAGCTTGAATACGCAAAGCTCTCCGAGGAATCGCGGCAGAAGCAGCTTGATCGCGAGCATCAGATGCAGATCGAGATGATGAAGCTCGATGCGCAGCGGCAGATGCACCGCGAGACAGCGATGCTCACGGCTCACACGAACGAGCAGAACAACCAGGTAAAGCGCGACACGGCGAAACAGAAGGCGCCGGCTAAATAATGCTGTACCGCTCGCCCATTCACTCTCCTGTCAGAAGCCCGATCTACAGCCCATTGACGGGGACCTTTGGTCTGACGGGAACGATTGCCGATTTCCCCTACGACATCAACTTCGTTGCCGGCACCGCGAAAGGCGGCATCCAGCCCTACGGCAACAACAACAACGATGGCCGGTTCTTCCGCGACAGTGGCGTTTCGCAGGCTGCGTTTATCCCGGATGCTACACTAAACGCAGTCGTGTCAACGGCTTCGGCCGGTATGCGGCGATCCTCGAAAGGCACACCCGGCTTCCCCAATATCGGCACGCTGGGCCTCTGGAACCGCGATCTTACGAACGCAGTATGGGTCTCGGGTGGCGGTGGCGTAACGACGGCCAAGACGCAGACGGGCGTTGATGGCACAGCCAACGCCGCGACCTTGCTTACGGCCTCAGCCGCGAACGGCACGCTGCTCCAGACAACTACCGCTACCGTAAACACGCGCGTTTTTGAGGCGTGGGTTAAGCGTATCACTGGCACGGGGCCGCTCGACGCGACACTCGACGGCGGGACGACCTGGCAATCGATTACCAGTCAGGTTCCGAACGATGGTTTGTATCATCTGGTGGTAATCTCCCAGGCGGCCGTCACGAACCCGGTATATGGCTTCCGAATTCAAACCTCCGGCGATCAGATTGCGGTCGATCTTGTAAACTGCCATGGCACGGTCAATGGCGCTAGCATCACGGGTCACCACTACGTTACGATCACATCTTCGAACCCGGGATCAATTTTCCACGAGACGCCATGGGCGCTCAACACCGATGCTGGCCCGCTGTCCTCAATCATCAAGGGGGCTTACGCGGTCTATTGGCAGGGGTATAACTACGTTCCTAATGCCGGCGGCCTCTGGGTCTCAGATGGCGTCACAAGCGGCCAGTTAATCGCCGGCAACAACGTCACTCTCGCTGCCAACGTCAACCTCAACACGACTGGTGGCGAGTGGCGGACGGGCGAGAACACCAACAAGGTTGTCGCTTGGCTGGATGCGTCTGGGAACATGGCGCTCTGCGTCAACGGCGGCACTGTCTACACGCGCACGGGTGGCTCTCTTTCGCCTTCGGCAACACACTTCGTGCTCTCGAACAATGGCGCTGCGACGCTACCGCTATGCGGCTGGACCGAACGCTTCGCCATGGGCGCCAATCTGACATTCACGGCTGCGCAAATGCAGGCAATGACCACCTAGGAGCCAACTATGGCAATCGTGACAGGCACATTCACCGGAACCGGCCAGAGCGCCGCCGTTACCAGCGGCAAAGTTTACATCGACCTGACCTTTGCCGGCACGGCCACGGTTGCCGTTGAGTGGCAGCTCGATGGCACCAACTGGCGCGCGATCAACAGCTATACGGCTTCCACGCAATTGACGGTAGAGTCTGGCGGCATTCCTGTGCGCCTAAACTGCACCGCCTTCACCAACAACGTCACCTACGCCATCCGTGACAAGTAGCATGGAGATGGCTTGGTACGTTCATACCGACTTCGGGGCCTATCCGGTTCCTCAGTCCGTAGCGACCATACTTGATGAATCGAAAAAGCGCGCAGACGGACGACTGGATGAAAGGACCGCCGCCGGTGTGTTTATGCGCCGCTACGAGAGACTGGCCAACCTGGTAGCAGAGAAAGCTTTTGTCTGCGGTTGCGAACCGCTCATGCCGGAAGCGTCGGACGCGTGAGTAGCATCATCCCCAAGGAAGCTCAGCGGCTCCTTGATGACGCAACCCTAGCACTGGCCATGGACGAAATCAGGCTTGAGGCTTTGAACGACCTCGCCAACGTCCAGGCAGACGACATTACAGCGGTCCTTCGCCTTCAGCAGAGGGTGCAAGCGATCGAAGACATTCGCTCCAAGCTGCAATCAGCAGCGAGGACGACCACGGCGAACTCCGTAGGAACCTTCGCCTAATATCCACGAGGAAAATCAGACATGCCAGAGAGCGACCTCCCGCAAGGGACCGCCGAGGACAGCGCGCTTTCGTTCAACGAAGGTGCGGACGCCATCAGCAACCTGATCGAAGACCCGGAAACGGACCCCCAAGACACGGTTGAGGCCAAAGACCAGGCAGAGCCAGAAACGGTTGATGCCGACGCAGCGGAAGACGCTGAAGACCCAGACG